TGGTTAATTTGGTAGATCCTTCTTTTATAAATTGTTGGTAGCTTTCTCGACAATATCGGCATGGAAGGACATTACCGATATCTTTAAAAAATGAAATATAGTATTTCTTTTGTGAAGTAGTTGGTTCCTGAGGATAATTCTGAGCAATACAATGAAGAAATACCCAACCCGCCGGTCCCCATGTTTTAACTAACATTCCATTTTTGGAATAATCATCCTGTGATGTTTCGTTCATTTCTTTTCTTTTACAATTATTTTTTTAAATAAAAATAAAAGTAAAAGTTAAAATGACTAATATTGCATTGTTACCCATTATTTTAGATAAATTTTTAAATGGACAAGATTATACAGAAGAACTTGATAACTTACGATTTTTAAGTAATACTGCGGCAGATAAATTAACAACCATTTTAACTAATAACCGTTATATGAATTTATTACAAGAATTGACCCAAGACCGTTTGGAACAAATTAGTGCACTTAGATCTCTTTTTAATAATTTTCGTGATAATATTACAGAAAATGAAATTATAGAAATTTACCAAACAGGTATTCTTAATTCTAGAACACCGGCAATCATCGGATCTCCACCTAGAAGTCCTATACGAGTTTTACAAGCACCTGGTGCACCTGCAAGAGTCCGTTATGAACGAGGAGCACCTAACGGTAATAGACGTCGTCGGTTAAATACGGATGAAGAAATTGTACCAATTCCATTTATTTTACCAGAAACATTTATAGAAGATCATATAAGACAATTTGAATTAAATAAAAGTTCCGAATGTACTATTTGTTATGAAAATTTTGAAACAAGTAATGTTTGTATGAATTATCCATGTGGACATGTTTTTCATTGTAGATGTATTCGCACATGGGCAAGACCTACTTGTCCCTTATGTAGACAACCGGTTACTCAAATTCTTGAAAACATAGAACTTCCTAGAAATGTAGAATTTGGAAAACGAAAAAATAAATTAATTAAAGTACAATCTGAAATAAGATACCTTAATTCAATTTAAACAATTAAGTATTATATAATTAGATAAAGTAAATTTTATTTAACATTATGGAGACTGAATTAGGACCAATGGGATATACTATCACTTTAAAAAGTATACCAACCCACTTTTTAGAAAATATAAAAAATGATCTTACTGTAAAACCAATTGAAAATCCTAATTTTAGTTTTGGTGAAAATACTGGATTTCCAGTTTATCGTATTTCAAAATCTAAGATTTATCTTCCTCGATTTTATGGAATTACTAATTATGGTCAACCTAAAAAAACAACTGTTTCTTTAGGTACACCTATAAATCTTACTTTTAGTGGCAGTTTACGTGATATTCAACAACAAACTATTGATGCAACCCTTAAAGCATTTGATAAACATGGAGGAGGTTTGATAAGTTTAGATACTGGTTTGGGAAAAACAGTTGTTGCTTTAAAATTAATTGAGTTAATGAAAGTAAAAACTCTTATTGTTGTCCATGCTGAATTTTTATTGGAACAGTGGAAAGCTAGGATAGAACAATTTTTACAGGGTGCTCGTGTTGGTATTATTCGTCAAGGAAAGTGTGAAACTGAAGATGTCGATATTTCCATAGGAATGATTCAAACTATAGTTAATCGTGAATATCCCAAAGATTTTTTTAGTACATTTGGGAGCACATATATAGACGAGTGTTTCCCATATAACCAATACATTTATACAAATGTAGGTTATATGAGAATAGGAGTACTTTATAATTTATGGAAAAATAAAAATGAATTACCACTTATTCGGAGTTTTAACGAAATAACTGGAAAACATGAATACAAAAAAATGACTTATGCTTGGGAGAAAAAGAACGAAAATCTTTTAAAAATAAGTTATTCTAAAAGTAATTTAAAATGTACTGAAAATCACAAAATTTTAACACCAAATGGTTATATTGAAGCTAATAAATTAAATGTAGGTGATTTAATAAAATGTAATTTTGATAAAAATTTATCTGAATCAATGGTTGCTCAAACATTAAATGATGATCAATACCAGCTATTTCTTGGTAGTTTTTTAGGAGATGGGCATGTAGCTATTTTACAAAGTCAAAGATACCGTCTTAAAATAATTCATGGAGAAAAACAAAAAGAATACTGTGAATGGAAAGCTTCAATGTTTAACTGTATTCCTAAAAAAATTGAAATTAATGGTTATAAAAAAGGTATTGCTTATACTTTTTCCACAAGAATTATAGATCTACCACCTAATTTAGTAATAACAAATAAAAGCGCAAGCGTTAAAACATGTCCACAATGGATTATAGACAATTTAGATTATCGTGGACTTGCTATATGGTGGATGGATGATGGGTATTTAAGTAAAAAATATCTTAGTGGTACATTATCAACTTGTTCTTTTGACGAAGAAACCCATATTCGTTTTATTGAAAAATTTAAGTCTATGGATATTAAATGTACATATAGACAAGAACGCCATGGGTATTTATCAATTTATTTTAATAAGGATGGTATTATTTCATTGTTAAACAAAATAAGACCATATTTACATGAGAATTTAAGATATAAATTTTATAATGAACATTTACAACTATTTATAATTCAGGAATTATATGTATGGGATACTTTATTTCTTGAATATGGAACTGTAAAAATTACATCAATTGAAAAAATAAAAAATAAATTAAAAAAAGTTTATGATATAGAAGTTGAAGACAACCATAATTTTATATGTTCAGGTCCATCTGGAATTGGTCCAATTGTTCATAATTGCCATCATATTTCTAGTCGTACATTTTCAAGTATTTTTTATAAAGTTCAGACTAAATATATGATAGGACTATCGGCGACACCTGAACGTAAAGATGGGTTATCTAAAGTTATTTATTGGTTTTTAGGACCTTTGATTATTAGTATTAAACGTGAAACAAATAAACCCAGTATAAAATTTATATTTAATCCAGATACTTATGAAGAAAAGTTTAATAAATTGGGAAAAATAAATAATCCAACAATGATAACTGATCTTACTAAACAACAAGCACGAAATGAACTTATTGTTAAAACAATTAAAGAACATCTTAAACAAAATCGAAAGATTTTAGTATTATCTGATCGCCGAGAACACTGCGAGTATCTCCTTAAGAATCTTGATGGAATTTCAGCAGGTGTTTACTTAGGAGGTATGAAAACAAAAGATCGAGAAACAACAACAAATTGTTCAGTTATCTTAGGAACATATCAGGCATCTGGCGAAGGATTTGATGTTCCTGAATTAGATACACTTATATTAGCAACACCAAAATCAGATGTTGAACAAGCTATAGGACGTATTTTAAGACAAAAGAATGTTAATGAACCATTGGTTTTAGATATTATAGATAATTTTTCTATTTTTAAGGGCCAATATTACAAACGTCGCAAATTTTATAAATTAAAAGAATTTAAATTAAATTAAAATTAAAAGAGTTAAAATTAATATATTTTTAAAAAGTACAAATAAAAATGTTTTCTCAAAAAGCATTAATGTGCATTCTTTACACAGTTCTTGCAATGGTAATTGTATCTCTTGATAAGACTTATAGTATAACATATAAACTATTTGGAAATTTAATTGGTGCCACTAGTATGTCCGATTATGGAATGGGAATGAGTTTTAGTAACAAGGGATTCCTTCTTCATATTCTCGTCTTTGCTATCCTTATGGCTATCCCCATGTATTTCTCAAAGGACAGTCCTGCTTAAATTTATTAAGTAAATAGAAAGTAAAATATTTATAATAAGTAAAAGAATAAAAAAAATTATTAAACAAACAACTAAATAAATATAATTTCTAATACGTACCCAAATACGATCTTTATTTAACAAAGAATTGACTAAATTATTTGATCCATCGTTTTCCATTTTTTCCATTTAATTAAAACTAATATAAAAGTACAAGAATTTTAACATAAGTTAACTTAATTAAAAAGTTAATTTATGGTTAAATTAATTTTTAACCCCAAACAAACTAGTAATTGTGAAGTTTTAGAAAGTAAAGTTTCTAAAAAAAAAAGTTTAAATCCATTCCATGATACATTTAATGAAGTTACTTTACCTGAAGTTAAAGTTGACACTTTGTCACCACAATCAACCAAAGACCTGATTGGATTAGATAACTGTGCTTATGTTTTAAATGATTGGTATATACGAAATACAGAACCTACAAAGAATACAGAACCTGCAAAGAATAAGTCATTATTATTAATAGTTGGACCAGTTGGATGTGGAAAAACAAGTTTAATTGAACTTTACTGTAAAGAAAATTCAATTCAACTTTATAGTGTGAAAACATCTGAAAAACCAAAAAAAGATATATTACGTGAAATGATCTCATTTGTACAATATTCAACAACAAATTTTTTTACGAAAAGTAAAAATGAAACAAAAAAGTTAATATTTATAGATGAGTACCAAAACAGTATTGGTGATAATCTTAGTATAACTGATATTAATACACTTATGTTATTTCATAATAAAAAAGAAAATAAAAAAGAACTTTCTGTTTTATTAAATGGTATTTGTGATATCAATTCTAATTTTACTCTCCCGCCTATAGTTATAGTTAGCGCCGATTCTAAAGGTTCAAAATTAAGTGATCTTAAAAAAATCCATGAAGTCTATTATATTAATGAAATACCACCTATGGCTATTAAGGTATGGGTAAAATCTTTAAATAATTCTATTCCTGATAATATTTTAATGGAAATTATACAAAAGTGTAAAAGTGATAAACGAATTTTACTAAATTTATTAAATTTAACTGATAAAAGTTCAACTTTTATTGAAACATTTTATAAAGACTGTGATCTTAATATTTTTGATTGTATTAAATTATTATTTGATGGGTTGGAACCCATAAATTTAGAAAACATTTTTAAAATTTACGATACAGATGGGTTTTTATTACCACAACTTGTCCATGAAAATTACCTCGATTATAACCAAGACATCTTTGCAGTAGCAAATTCAGCAGAATCAATAAGTAGAGCAGAAACAATATTTTCAGATACCTATGAATCATCAAAAACATTTTTACCAGATGCCCACTGTCTCCATGCACTTTGTATTCCAAGTTATCATTCCAAAGACCCAAAATTAAACAAAAATATAAGAACAAGTTGTATAAATAATAGATACAATGTTTATCTAAATAACAAAAAAAATATAAATAAAATTAATGAAAATGCAAGTTGTATTCTTGATTTTGAAGAAATATTTTATATAAAGAAATTTCTTAACCATGATCTTATTAAACAGAAACAACTTAATCAGGGACAAGAATCGTTCTTAAAAAACATACTTGGTTCATTAAAAAGCACAGAAAAAATGGAATTAATTTATAAACATTTTAGTGATTTTAATGGAAAAGAACTTAAAACTAAAAATTTTACTATTAAATTTAAAGAAAAAATAAGTTTATTA